GGCTGAGGTACTCCCAGGCTCCGCTGCAGTGCCAGGCTCTTGCTGCAGAGCCCCAATAACCATAAAGTTACTATCAAACGCAGTTAGCGTAGATTCAAAATACCATTTTCCACTTGTTGGCCAAATCGTTGAATAAGCTGTTCCCCACGTAGTACTAACAGTCGGCCTGCCAAAAACAAGATTGCCGTTTGAAAGTGGCGCACCTTGAAGACGAACGCCTAGTGGATTCAACGTGGCGTAATTGCCCCTTGTCACACCACCGGCATCCCCGCCACTGCTCGCTGCCCCATTAGTGGGCACATCTACGAGGCTGTCATTACCAGAACCAGCGGTGATACTTAAATTATTCGAAGTCCAGTTGTTACCTAAATTGAAATTATCTTTACCTAAAGTTGTAGCTGTAGCAGCGGAGTTGTCTCTAAAAGGCAGCCAGAAGCTGTTACCCGTATAAGTACCGGTGTATGCCTTCGGGATGAGCTGGCCGGTGGTGGCGTCGGTTTCGGTGAAGCTGCTGGGGTCGAGTGCTTGGCCGTCGATGAAGTAGATGTCGGCTAGGTAGCCGTCAAAGTAATGGCTAAAAGTTGACCATACTCCGATGTAATGTGCATTTGTCGCGTTGATGTATGTATCAAGGTTTTGCGAGCCGTAGTTGGCAATGTCAAGCGCGGTGACTTGAACTCCATTTATGTATAGCTTTAGGCGATTGCTGCCGGTTGCTTGTGTTGTGTCTACGGCAATTTGCACGTGATACCAAGCACTAGGGTCTCTGTAGACAGAAGTTGTAAGTGCTTCAAACGTGGAAGAACTTCCATCGTATTGTTGCAGATAAAGTTTTTGGCTAGAAAAGCCGAAAAAAGTGTACGCGCTGCCTGTAACGGTGAAGAAAAGTGGTTCCCACGTATCCGTAACCGTTGCCCTCTTCACCCACCCCGCCCAGGTCCAGGTCTTGCGGTTGCCAGCAGATGCGGGGGTGCGGGACAAGTAGGCACTGTCACTACTATTGAAGCGCAGGCTTCTGCTAATCCCTCCGGCAGCAGCAGGCGGTGGTGCACCAAGAAGACCGATAACTGCCGAATTATTTAAAACAGACATCTTAAATTAAGCCTTAACGTCTTGAACTAAACGGAAAGCAGCACTAGATGTGTCTTTTACATAATATACCAACAAATCAACGGCTCCACTAACTGCGGTTAATCCAGGAATACTTCCTGAACCGCCGGGATATTGCCAGCCTGTCGCAAAGGACATCGTGTTGCCAGAGCTTCCTTGGATAATCGTAATAACACCGGCCTGACCAGAACTTAAACTTGTTGGATTCTGAAGAGTTGTGTTGCCAGTTAATGTGATTTGAAAATTATTGCCTGAGCTAAGGTTCAAAGCAATACCCGTGGAATATGCAATAGTTACAACAGAACCACGTTGGCCGCCCGTAAATGTCTGGGCTCCTGTAATCGTTGCAAAAGTTGCAGTGGAAATAGTTCCTGTTTGAGTGTTTCCGTCAGCAAAACGAATGCCTCCAGTACCTACTCCAAAACTAGTACCAGTTATTGTGGCACCAGAAACCTGGGTTGTAAATACACCTGAAACAGCATTAACAGTTGTACCAGTAATGGTTGTTCCTGTTACGGTTGTAAATCCTGCCGTGTTACCAGTAACTGTAATTCCAGAAACAGTTGTAAATGCACCAACAGTTCCGGTAACTGTCACGCCGGAAATAGTTCCGGTACAAGTTACGTTTCCACTAAATGTTGGGTTTTGAACTAATCCAGAAATCTGAATGCTTTTGTCGACACCAGCATCTGTAAATGTGATGGTATCAACTTTAATAATTCCGTACGGCATGGCAGTTCTTTTTCTTTTATTATTTTACTTTAAGTATTAAGGCAAAATAATTAACGGTCCTTTGATAATAAATCCGCTGGTGCTACCAGAAACAACGCCTGAGCATGTAATCGCTACTGTTGAACCAGAAGGCTGCGTAATATGAAGCGTTTGTCCCGTTATGTTTGTAAATAAACCCGCAGTTCCTGTAATTGTTTGACCAGATACGGTTCCGGTGACACTTATACCAGAACCAAAAAATCCAGATCCAAGAGTAAACGTATTACCAGAGAAGGTAAAATCTCCAGAAAAACTTTGGTTTGCAGCTTGTAAGAATTGAAATATACCCGAAGTAGCTCTAACAACATTTCCAGTAATTGTTTGACCTGAGACTTGAGTTGTGAAAATACCGGAAACACTGGTAAGCGTAGTGCTATTAATAGTATTGCCAGTGATTGTATTACCGCTTATTTGTGAAGTAAATATGCCGCTTACACCGCTAATCGTTTGGAAATTAATTGTTCCACCAGTAATCGTGGTACCAGTAATGCTATTGAATCCAGCAGATTGACCAGTTAACGTCGTGAACTGTCCGGCATTGCCGGTAATTGTGGCACCTGAAATCTGAGTAGTGAAGACGCCTGATTGAAAATTCGCCGTTGTTCCAGTAACGGAAGCACCTGAGATTTGAGAAGTAAATACTCCAGAAACTCCAGTGATTGTGGTGGCACCTACCGTATTTCCTGTAATAACCAGGCCGCTTAACTGACTGGTAAATACACCAGATACTCCTGTAATAGTTGTTGCATTTACCGTATTTCCAGTAATTGCGGCGCCAGAGATTTGGCTGGTAAAGACTCCTGAAACAAAATTAGCAGTTGTGCCGGTAACCGTAGTTCCAGTTACAGTAGTAAATCCTGCTGTATCACCCGTAATAACCGTGCCACTTAACCGAGTAAAAACACCGGAAGTGAAATTAGACGTGGTTCCTGTAACCGTTACTCCACTTAAAGTTCCACTGATATTGACGCCTGACGAAAAGAATCCAGATCCAAGTACAGAAAGATTGCCTGAAACGGTCAGGTTGTTTTGAACGGTATGGCCACTGGTAACCAGAGTTTCAAAGGTTCCCGTTGTTGCGTTTACTGTATTTCCAGTGATTGTGGCCCCTGAAATACGATCGGTAAACGTACCACTAACGGCAACAACGTTGGCGAATCCACCGAGACTTCCGGTTACAAGCGTTCCAGAAACCTGGGTAGTAAAGACGCCTGATTGGAAATTAGCCGTAGTTCCGGTAATGGTTGTACCAGTTACGGTTGTAAATCCGGCCGTGTTTCCTGTTAAAGTACCAAACTGACCAGTGGTGCCAGTAATTGTCGTTCCTGTTAACGTCCCACTTACCGTTACTCCAGACGTGAAGAAAGAGTTACCGCGTGCAAATAAAGTTCCACTGACAGTTAAATTATTTTGAACGTTGTGTCCACTGGTGGTTAGTGTTTGGAACGTTGCGTTTGTAGCGTTTACATTAGTTCCGGTCAGCGTGGTACCGCTGATCGTACCTGTGACGGTTAAATTATTTTGTACAAAAACAGCATTGAAGTTGGCAATGCCATTGACATTGGTAGCACCGAGGGTAGTTGTTCCAGTAACCTCAAGAGTGCTGTTGATTAAAAGTGGGCCTGTTAGTACACCACCTGTGAAAGTTAAATATTTTGTATTTAAGTAGTTTGCAAATTCAGTTAAGGTAATTTTTTTATTTTTAAGCGTCGGGTCAACTTCGAATACGTGAACAATCGTCAGCAAATCGTCCTCTGCTAACGACCCGCCCTGAATTGAGGGCAATTCCGTAATCCTTCTATTTGCCACCTATATCAAGCCAGTGCGTTACTTATGATTATAATCGGCACAATTTTGAAAACTTATTTTATTCTGATTTCAATCTTGGGAAGATTTTCGGAAGCTACCTTCCATGCGAACTGAAGGCCTGTTACAATTCCGGTTGAAATACAAAGAATTAATAAAAGTTCTGCAACAGTCAGATTGCGCCTAACGTAAACAACTTGCGGGGCTGGTCCCAGGGGTCGTTGAATACGTCCTTCTTCTAACAGCGTCTGTTGGATAGCAAGCTCTCGTGCTTTCGCCTTCATTGCTTCAAGTTGTTCAGGTGTGATCTGAGGTGGCAACGGGGGCTGGCTAGCGGAAACTTGTTCTTCCATGATCATGCAAAACGTTTACAAAAAGACTAGCATCTAAACAGATTAATTGTTGCGATGACTCAAGGATTAAGAAAAGGATTGCTAGACATTGCACATGAATTGAAGGGAATCAGGAACATCCTTTCAAGCATGTGGCATTCACGCTACCAGGATGGAGAAACGGATCGCATCAATCCTGAAGTTTACGCGGATGAATACATTTCCACTGATGAATGCGCCCGAAGGCTGGGCGTATCTGATCAGACGATTAGGAACTGGATTCTTACAGGAAAAAAACGACCGGATTCTGGCTGGGTGTACGGGTTACACTACATCAATATCAGTCCTGTCGGTGGAAACAAACAGATTATTCGTATCCCTTGGAATAATTTGATCCAAAGCTTCACAAAGGATACCATTCCTGGGTACAGGAGCTTTATGGAGAAAGATGTTGTCAAATATAGCTCTCAAATTCGAGAAGAAAAGGATTCTCACATCCCCAACCCCTCTGTTCCCAAGACTCCCGACTTTGACGACCCGGATATTACAGAGGAGTTGTGATGACGCACCGATTTGACGGCTGGTCTATAGAAGATGTAACAATTGAAAACTTCGCGGATCTACTTCCGGCCTCCCTTTCGGTGCAAATAGAAATTTTTTTGCCTCCTTCTGGGTCCTTTGATACTCCCATCCTGCGCAGATACCTCGAAAACTTAAAAAATTATGAAGAAGAAGACCCTACTTTTGCTATGACACTAGCAAACAGATTGCGTGTGGCTTTCCAGGACATGGGACCAGATACAATCTGTGGTAAATTCCCCAACGCAGATTTGCCTTTGAAACGTAGGCTCAGATGTGTTGCCGAATATTTGATTAGAGCCGGAGAATTTGATAAGCTTCGGGATGAGAACGGCAAACTAATTAAAAAACGGGGAATTCTCGGAAAACTTGTCGTTATCTACCAGCCGCTACCTAAAATGCGGGAAACCCTAGTTCGTCAAGGATTGATAAAGAAATGAACCGACGCGAAAAATTGATTGCCTCTGTGATTGGTCCGGAGCTTGATCAAGATAAAGCAAAGATGCTGGATACGACGCTTAAATTAATCCTTGGCGATATGGGCCAGATGTTTTCTAAGTTCTGGGAAACTGAAGGGCCCGGCGTTATGTGCTTTCAGCCTGAGCAAGTTGAGAAATCAATGTTTTATTTGACATTGAAAGAGCTTCACAGTGCACAAGAGGAGTGCGAGCGAGAAAACAACGGTGATCTTGCTGAAACTTTTGGGCGCATTCTCCAGGCTGCACAAAAAATTGACCCAGAAGAAAGCGCTGGTTACATCTTGAACGACAAAGACGGCATTCGTTTTCTTGCTGTTGATTACAACAAGGTCTCTGAGTCCTGATGGCTGCTTTTATTGGGAACAAATTAGTTGAAGACTATGAGTGGATCAGCTCAAGAGATATGATTGACTCTGCTCATCTCGTGATGGGTGGCGTTGATTTGGATCCGGCTAGTTCAACTAAAGCAAATGAATACGTCAACGCAAAAAAATACTACACTCCACTTGAAGACGGATTAAATGAACAGGAGTGGTTTGGAAATGTTTATTTATTTCCACCAAAACACTCTTATTTTTGGCATAGCAAATCTCAACGATGGAAAATGACGCGTGGTTTGTCTCCTACGTTGACTTCTAGCTATTCCATTTGGTGGAGAACGCTGAAAAGAAAGTGGCTATCTGGTGAAGTTGAGCAAGGTATTTATTTTGCTAATGCACCAGACATGTTTATGTATTGCCAGGACATATTCGATCACCCCATTTGCATCTTCAGAACTCGTCCAATGTTGACGCAACATTTTTACCACACTGGTGAAATAAAAACACGTACGACTTGTACTTCGTTTGCAATCTTTTTGCAGCCCAGAAGGAATGTAGAGGATGCCAGGCAACATTTTGTTGAAGTCTATGGCGAAATGGGTCGCATTCTTATTTAAACAAGCTAAGATCTTAAAGCTTCAGTCAAATTTATGAGCATTCTCTCTGATCGTGAAATCAAAGAACTTTCGATTGAGCGGGGGATGATCCAGCCGTTTCAGGATCGTCTCATCAATGAAAGTAATGGACGCAAATTACTGAGCTATGGGCTCAGTTCTTATGGGTATGACATTCGTTTGTCGCCCAAACAGTGTCTAATCTTTGGTCGCACGCAATCAGGTGATTGTGATCCTAAAGATTTTGATCAAAGTATTCTTCGTCCAGCCGAATTACTGGAAGATGAGAAGGGCCAATACTTTCTTTTGCCTCCATATGGCTACTGTCTTGGCGTTGCAGAAGAATATCTGGATCTTCCAGAAGATGTGACCGTTGTTGCAGTTGGGAAAAGTACGTATGCCCGATCGGGAATTCTCGCTAACATTACTCCGGCGGAGTCTACGTGGGCCGGGCACTTAACACTGGAGATCAGTAACTGTACTGGGCTCTTTAATCGTATTTATGCCAACGAAGGCATCTGTCAACTCCTCTTCTTCCGTGGCGAGAAGTGCGAAGTGAATTATAAAATGCGCAAGGGTAAGTACCAGGATCAACCCAAAGAGGTTGTCTTCAGTAAGGTTTAAGCAAAACCTCTGAAGGTACCAGAGAATCGCTGGGGCTTGCGTGCGTAGCTAACGGCGCCCGTAGGCCCGGCAGTATCTCCTTGGCTTGGTAGAGACACACCGTCAAGAACAGCCTCGTTCCTGGGCGTCCTACCCCTGATCTGTGGCTCATCAATAGATGCTCTTTGTCTGTATGCTCCAGCAGTCTTTGCTGCTGACATAAATTTTGCTACACGATCTTGTTGCCTGATGTTGCGAATATCAACTTCATCAGCAATGCGCCTCTCTTCTTCATCAAGACGCCTTATATCTGTGTCGTAAGCCTGTTCTGGATTTAAGTCCGAGACTTCAGCGCCGGAAGTACCAGAGCGCTGTCCACTGTTATATGTGGGGTCGAAAAATCTTGCCATGATATTATTTTAAATGAAGGAAACCCGAGGAAAATAATGATGCATGCGGCGATGACACCAGATGCATTCTTAAATCAATTTGTCATTAATGACGAAGTTATCAATCGTTGCCTCTGTGAAAGCGACTTTGGTCAGCCTTTGGACAACGAAAAGCATGACGTTCCCCTTCAAGATATGTACAATAGGGGTTTAGTGCTCACACAACAAGGTCGTGAGCGCACAAACCTACAAATCGAAGGAGCAGAACGATGTGGTATGACGGGTTACATTCCGAGTATGGAACAGGGACTTGCGATGGGGGCATCACCCAAGCCGAAAGCATTAGTTTTGGATCTGGGGGAAGTGGACGAGGAGGAGATGGAGCAATCTCGCAAAAGACGTGGTTTGAGCCGGTAGATTCGACACTGGACTCAATTGTCTTTTTAGACTCACCTACTGTTTTTTCTGGGTGCACGGATGGGTTTTGTCCCATGCCCACCCCAAAAATTGATTCAGTTAATCATCCTCCTCATTACACTTCTGGTCGGTTTGAAGCAATTGACGTGATCGAGGATGCCGTGCAACACGCTCCTGATTCGGTTCTTGGCGCTCTCCAGTGGCAAACGCTCAAGTATCTGCTACGTATGTGGACCAAGGGGAACTCTTTGGAAGACGCTAAAAAAAGCATGTGGTATTTAAATCGCCTTATTCAAAAACTAGAAGACTGAAAACTCTCTATCGTCATCTTCATCATCCTCATCATCTTCATCTCCTTCGCACATCATTGCCAGCTCAACTAATTCCAGTTGGGTTGGCAAATCAAATTCAAGTTCAATATTTTCGTCAGCAAGAATATCCTTAACAGCAGCCCACTCGATCAGACGGCGCTGATAAAGGTTTAAAAGAGCAGCGTAAAGTTGATCCCAAGTCATTTCTTGGGCTTCCAGCTCTGCTTTACGCATTGCAAACTGCAATTGAAGCGGTAGCTCTAATTCGCGGGGACGAACTGTCTCTTCCATTTCTGTTTGCTGATCTCCAAATATTCTAATCCCAAGAAGCAAACTCGGTATCGGTTTCTTCGTAGTCGATGTCTGATTCTAAGAAATGCTCCTTACTAAAACAGTTTGAGAACTCTGCCAAAATATAGGGATTGCTGTTTGCTTCCAGGTTTCTGATCGCCTGGATTTGATGTTTGGCACCCGAATAAGTTCTGAATGCGTTAAGCAAAATCTCACCGGGCTGACAAACTGGCTTCTTGACTTCCAGGAGAAACAGGTGGGCTTCTTCTCTACGTCTATCTACCAGGCCGCCAATCACCTTGTGGTACGGATCAAAAATCCAATGGGTGATTTCTTCTGCCGCCTGGCCCCAATTTTCGTTTTCAATTGCGTCAATAATTTCACTGTAAAGGAATGGCTCCCATCCGATGGAATGAATGAAAGAAATAAGAGCTTCCTTCATGGAAGGGTCAAGACCCAGATTTAAACGTGTCAGTTCATCATCGATAAGCTCTACTTCGTGAAGCAAGTATTCAAGAGCTTTGTGTTGTGTACAGCGATGTCCTTGTTTTACTGGAGAACCGTCTGGATAGTACTGTGTTCCATAACCAAAAGTATAGGGAGCGCAACCTGTGCTTACATCCGGGTATGCTTTTTCGCTATACCCCTCATATTTTTTGATGATGTTAATGGCACGCAAAAAATCGGCCATAAAAAGTACAGCAATTACTCTCCATAATAGTGTTAATTAAATTAAAGTGTTAACCTTTGCCTTGCCCTCTGGACTTTTTACGTCCATGAGAAGGTTTGGAATTCTGTCCTTGACCTTGCCTCGTGAGCTTGGGTTGTGATTCTTTTTTCTGAATCGTGTTGCCTTTTACTTTACCCATTTAAGTCACCATTTTTCACGATTTGCCCAATAGGCAGCGGACATTTTTCCTTTGGCAATATTTTTGGAGTGCCTAGCTTTAAAACTTTCTCTGCGTTTGCGATATGATTCTGATTCACCTTCTTTTTTGGGACTGCCACTAACTCCTTGTTGGCCAAAGCGAATAATTTTTTCTTTTCCACTCTCACACGCTTTAACTACATGGGATTTTGTGGGGTGCCCAGGGGTTTTCTTTGGTTTGTTGCAAGGCATTGAGTCCTTGTGTAATTTTGCCGCAGTAGCAGCTTTTTTACGTTTATCAGACATCAACCAAATCCCTTAAATAAAGAAGTGAACTCATCCAGGAAGCCTTGACCAGATTTAGATTTTCCTGGTAGTTCTTCATCTAAGTCAATTGTAAAATAACTTGTACTTGGCTCAGACGTTTCTTCTGTATCTTCTGTGCCTGTATCAAAGAAACTTTCAAGAGTCTCAAGAGAGGCGTATGGGTTTTCAAGATCTAGACCTGTAGTTTTTAACGCTTCATCCCTACCTGCTTTTGTTAAGGCAATTTGTTCGGACCTATCTATATCAGGGAAAAAGTTTTCGTAAAACTCATCTTCTGTTCCCTGGAACCCAGAGGATTGGAATATTCTATAAAGTTCAGTATCTGCTTTAATTGTGGTATCAGTCTTGTAATCTTCTGGTCGCTCAATATAAGTAACACCTAAAAGTTCTTGGGTGGGTTTTTGTCTTTTTTCATTAAGATACTTGATGTTCTCACGGATTTCCTGTGCTGATCCCGTTCTTAATGCTTCAACAATATATGCGCGTAAGTCATCGATTGTTCCTTTGAAATCAGTAAGTCCATATCTTTTTAATACGTCTTCCCATGTTGTCTTGTCGTCTGGATTCAAGCCTTTTAACATCTCATCTGCAAACTCTTCAGGCAAGAGGAAAGGTCCAAACACTAACTCAGTATTCTCAACTTTATTTTTTACAGCCGGAAGAATATCGTTATAAATAAAGTCATTGATTTTACCAGCATTTAAATAATCTTCAGCGGAATCATACCCTCGCCCTTGACCTCTGATCTGATAATGCATCTTCGCAAACTGCTCTTTATTATTAACATCTACACCAAAACGATACGCCTGAGAGGTCCAATAAGGATCTCCACGCTTTGCTGCTTCCCAATCTCCTTGAACAGTTCTAGCTTGTTCTGAATAAACTTCTTGCTTGCCAATATTCCCCGTTGGGTTGATATAAAAATCAGCATTAAAATAACGAGTGGCAGCATTTTGAATTTCATTAAGATATTGTGTTGCTTTAAGATCGGCAATCTGCTTGGCAGCATTAGCAAGATCTTGTGTTTGAAATGGGTTCTGTTCATCTTCTTTAACGTCAATGTAATCAACAAATTCGTTCATTGATTTCGATTGATTAAAGCGAGGAATCAGATAAGTATCTAAAAACTTTCTGGCAAACTGCCCTTCAATTTTTAAGTTTTCACTTGCCGTTCCAGCATCAAGGCCGAGTTGTATCTCTTCGTCGTAACGTGTTTTCAACGCATTATCAAACCACTGTTGCCAGTTGTAAGTAACAGAGTTATTTATTCCACTGATTCCTTGGAGCGACTTCTCTAAAGACTCTTGTCCCTTGTTGCCACCAAGAAAAGACCATACGCCACCAACTCCGGAATCGCCCAGAATTGAATTGGCTAGATCCTTGTTTAAATTTGTAATTTCACCGAAAGCACCAAAGCCTGAGAACATTGCTAATTCTTGTTCTTTTGCTTTTGCTTTCTTCATTTCAGCAATTGTTTCTTTTAAAACATCTTGCGTCAATGCTTTAAATTTTTTAACGTCTCTAAGTGTTCTTTCTCCAATTGCTAATTCAACTTCACCTTGTAATCCTTCGCCAAGCTGAAGATCTCTAGCTTGTTGCATCTCGAGATCTGTTGGCCTTTTCTCCGTATAAGAATTAGCAGCAGAGAGTTGTTCCGCTGGATTGGCGCGTCTATTCTCGTATCTACCAGTAGCAGTGTAATGATATAAATAAAAACTACCTTCGCTATCAAATCGACCAAGAATATCTAAGTCGTCATTTCTTGCTGCGTTACGCCAGGCATCAGCTACGTCTGGATATGTGTTCCGGTAAAAGTTTGAATCAAAGTCTCCATAGGGTGGCTTAGCCCCTAAAGATGTGCTCCAGGGTTGGAGCTTTTCAGTTGAGTAGTATCTTTTGAAGTTATCTTCAATTGATCTTTTTAAATCATCGCTAACTCCCGAAATACCTCTAATTAAATTTCTTTGCTGTACATAGTCACCGCCGCGAGTAGAGTTAACGGCTTGCATTGTACGATCGTAAGCCGCATTCTTCGCTCTATTTTCATTTTCTTCCTTTTGTATTTTTTCATTTTCAACTCTATTTCTTTCATTTAAATCTCGGTTTCGGTTACTGTAATAAGTAATTTCATATGCTTTTTGATTAACTGGATTTGCAATGCCGCTTAAAGCGGGCTCAAGATCTTGAGTTTCTACATTTCCTCCATAAACATTGGTGTCAATATTGACGCCAAGAGAGCGTAGAGCACCAGCAATAGCCCAAGTCGCCCCATTTCTATCAACGTCCCTAGGATCTACGTTAAACCTGATTTCTCTAGTTGGATAAAGAGGATTACCCGATTCATCAGTTGGTATTCCATAGTCTACCAATCTGGTAATCGTTGTCCCAGGCTGGTATGGGTCGTCTATAAATGAAAATGGAGGAGGTGAATCATAAACAGATACCGTCACTGGTATTGGCTGGTCTGCCGTTGGATAATCGGTTCTTAAGCGTGGAATATTTTCCTGCTCACGAATAACATTCCACCTGCGGGCACCAGCATCATATGAAATTCCCATATCACACAGCCGGTTTCAATACTGAAGATTGGTAGTAACAGATATCAACAACTTCTTGTGACATCCATGCTTTTATTTTTTCCATCCTAACCTGAGTAAAGAATTCTTGCTGCTTGTACCACTCTTCAACCTCAGTACTTCCTTTATTGCTATTGCAGCGTCTACATGCAGGAATTAAGTTATTTCTATTACTTGACCCAGACTTAAATCTAGGGACAATATGATCAAGGCTCGTTGCAAAATCTTCGCAATAAGCACACTTGCTTTCCCATTCTTCGTAGATAGATTCTCTAAACTTTCTTTTTGCTAACCTTGGAGTTAATTCGACCAGCAGAGCAAGAGGCGCGTGCTCGTCATGGAACATACTCTTTAGTTGCCGTTACCTTATTCTAAGATTCCTAAGCCAATCTTAAATTTTAAAATTTCATAAAGACCCTTGACAGAACCTTTTATATCGGTAGTGTATATCTGAACACGCCCTGATTTTTATGGCGGCATCAACAGGTTGGGTTTCAGCCAACAAAGCGTGCGAGTCCCTGGGACTTGACAAAAAAACGCTCTTCAAAATGCGCGATGATGGAACCCTTCGTTTGGGACCCCATTATGCCGCATTTAAAGATACGTTCTCCCGTGACTCCTATCGCTGGAACCTTAATAGCGTGCGGAAAGAACTAAGGAAAAAGGGGATTGCGTTTGCTGATCCTCTTTCTTCGGTAGGTACAACCCTTTCCTCAACTGATATGCAAGCTGTAAATCAGTAAGGTTCAAGGAAACCTTTTGTGTTTCAATAGCCTTATTCAATTTGCTCTTAATCTTTTCAAAGCAGTCTTCAATATCTGAAGGCTGCTTTTCTTTTAGCTGAAATAAAAATGTCCACTGAGGATGTATTGGTTTGATTTCTTTCTTTTTGGTACAGATTTTAATTGTGTTATTTAAATTCCATTTAAAATCTTTTAACTCTTTCGGATGAACGCCGTAGGTAGCGATCATTCCATAGAGCCAGGCTGCCGAACCAAAGCCTTTAATTCTAGATAGCTGAAAGTAGTCGTCTACTATCGCCTGATCAGGCGGCGGGGGATGGATTGGTTTCATTGGTCTCTGGCGTGTAGGCCAATCAAACCTTAAACCTTACCAGGCCCAGGGACGCATATAAAGGAAAATCTTTTTGAGTCTTAATAGACTCAATACAAGTATACACTAATTCAACATTGTAAAGTTTTCTATTAATATTTTATTTGTTGCAATGTTAAACAATTTTTGAATTACGGGAAACAAAATAGGAGACTGAGCATTATAAGGAGGAACATCCATAACAGAAAGAGAACGAACAGTTTTTAAATATTCTCTATCTTTTTGAATTTTAATTTCTGTTTGTTTTACAAGTTTTTGCTCCCATTCAACCATGCCAGTAATTCCTACAGGAAAATCAGACGGTTCTGGAGGGAATAATTTATCTCTAAATTTAAGGGCGTAAATATGTTTGCAATACCTCAACTCGTCTAGTAGTGGTGTCCAGTTATCTGAAATCGAAAGAATAACGTCTTGGGGAATTGAGTTGCCATCAGTCACTGATAAAAATGAACTGTAATCATCGTATCCAGGCATGCCTTCTGCTGTAGATCCAGGAGTAGAAATGTTAGAGGTACTTCTTTTATAGATTGAACCAAACTCTCTATATACTCCAGGGTTATCTCGTGTTGCCTTTAAATCTGTGTTAGATGCATTAGTAACCGTGTAATCTAATTCAAATCCTTTAGGTGCATAAATATCTAAATCACGATTTACACCTGGTTCGGTCATTGCACTGTTATCAACAACACCGTCAACTTGAGTAACCTCAAAACGACCCGGCTTAATAACAGATGCTCTTGTTCGGGGAAATTGCTTTTGATTTGAATTTGATTGACCCATTACAAATGAATAATCTCTTCTTGTAAAATCTTGACAAGTGCATGCGTACCTCGAACCTGTGATCAAGAATCTTCCCGGAGTAAAGCCAACGGGAGAGGGTGAAATAAATTGTTTATCCGGTGATACATAAACAGATCCAGCTTTTTTAAATGTCAAAACACCTGTATCTTGATTAATTGCAACAACTACAGCTTGAACATATCCATATCTAGTTTGTGTTTGCGGGTTAATTGTATTACTTGTAATAATAATCCCATCTTCAACAAGAATGCGATCTTCAAAAATCTCTGTATTAGCAGGTTTTAAACCATTAATTTCCCCTGAAACTGGTATATAAAATGGAGCTGGAAGTGGGTTTGCAGAACTCCAAGTTCCTGCTAACTTTATATACCAATAAATTAAATCTTCTGTAACACTTTCAACGAATAGTTTTTGAGTGCTAACTGGGTCTGTTAGTTTATCTGTACGAACAGAACCCGCATAACGCCAAATTGCCCAGTGCATCCCAAGTTCTTTATTACTTGTTGGAAAACCAACGAATGCGCCAGAAATTACAGTGTTTGGATTTCCAGGACTTGCGGTATTTGGTGCTTCATAATTAAATGAAAATGTATATTCGTTGTTATATGTGTAAGCATTTGCAAGTTCGTATCCTTTTCTCCACCTAGACCAAGCCGACTCTCTATTGGCAGCGTAGATCGAATCTGGAACACTACCCTTAGAGAATTCCGTTGTAATTGGCTTAATAATACCAGGATTAAATGGCTTTACTTTTTGGAAATCACCAAAGTTATTACCACTTCTTTTGGCCATTTATCAGAAGAATCCACCCTGAGCAGTTACGTGAGCACCAGGAATATATCCAGAAGTATTGGGGCCGTCAGGAAAAACGCCAACGTAAATGCGATCGCCACGCTCTAAATAAATTCCTTTATTTCGTAAAGGAGAAGCATTACCAAGACCAGTGGTATTGCCAGCAGAAACAGTAGGGGCACTCAACTCAGGCATAACGTCTGAGCAGTCTACTCGCTGGGTGTTTGCAGAGACTTGTTTTGCGAAGATAACTTTGTAATCACCAGAGGCGGGCACCGGGTTGGTCGTACCCCTGGTCTGATAGAAAACAAAAGTTACCTCAGGTTGATACGCATAATTAACCCCGTTAAACACAAAGCCACTACTGGTACCACCCGAATAAACAAGCGAAGTATTAATTCCAGTTAATGTTGTTGCGCCTGTGTAAGTGTAGTAACCAAACCCACTTGCTGCTGGGGTAGATAAAACGCCCGTTTGAAAAATTAAAACGACTTGACCACTGACAAATGAAACGACAGTTCCAGAGGTTGTAGAAGAAACAACGTAATCAGCATCCCTGTAGTAGTCGTTCCTGACAATAGAGATTGAATCAATTACGCCGCCATTATTATTATCTTCACTTAAAGAAGCATCCATGTCAACCAGGATTGCCGGGACCTGACCACCCTGCACAAAGAGAGTGTTATTGGTTGCACTGCCAGCAATCTGAGTTGTCACCCTGACCGAATCGTAAAGCGGCCTATCAATGAAGAGGGGACTTTTGTTGGTAGCGGTTGACGACATGTAGCCTTACCTGATATTAGTTTTATTATAGGTTATTTAGATACCTGCGTATCCACTTAAATTTCCAAAAGGAGTATCGGGCATTTTTGCTGTTGAGCGGAAGAGTCTTTCTGGATCTCCTTGTAGAGCTAAAAAGTTTTGGAATAAATCAATATTTTCCTTCGGTTGAAATTTAAATCTTTTATTTCGTATATATTCTGTAGTTAACTGTGGATATTGTTGATATTCACTTAGACCAGCACGAGCCACATCCCCAGGAAGATAGCCGTCGTAGTCAAGATATTCAGAATAACGTGCCATTATGCAAACTCCTCATCTTCAAAGAATTTACGATACGTATTTAAAAAAGTTTGGCTATCAGGAAGTGGCATGTCTTCTACAGAAGAGAGACTTGGCATTGTTCCAACCATAGGTATATACTTCAAAATATTCTGAAGCAACGATTGGCCCTGCTGGTTTCCCTTCTCAACTTGAGATGCAGCTACAGGTGCTACTGATTGCCCTGGTGCACCGCCAAGTTTTTCAAGAAGAGATTTTGCCGCCTTTGGATCTTTAGCAAAATAAAAGTTTCCGCGAGGATCAAACATTACATCCTCGGGTCTTTTATTCTTCAGAAGAGATTGTCCCCTGAACTGAAGTGCGCCCCCATGCTTCTCAAGCACAGGACGCAACTTAGAAGGATCTTCAAACTTCTGAAGCATCTGATCGTAACGAGACCCGTAGACCTTGCGGCCAAAACTAGGATCTGCTACTTGAGATGAGCTATAAGGATCGTTCGCAACAAATTGAGAGGGAGCCTTAACAATGTCTACGATATTTTTACCGTATTTTCCCGTTTGTTTTCTTGAAAGAATTGTAGAAAAAACACCATAGGGATCTTGTCCAGGACCAGCCTCACCCAATGCTGTAAAAGCTGCAGCATAAAGTTCGGGGCTGGATAAACCTAAGAGCTGCGAAGTCTTTGGCGCCATTTCAGTTTTTTCCTTATTCTCCTACCCAATTCGAATCTGCCTTAAGACCAGGGACGAATACTGCTTGAAGAGCCACAACTAAACTCAGTTTGGCAGTAAGACGGCGAAGGAAATTACGGCAAATAATCATTAGGTTAATGCAAGAACACTGGTATCCGTAGATCAAAAGATCAATTACCCAGCAGGTGGACTTACCCACGAATGTGGTGCCAAGTAACCTTAGTTTACCAAAGGGTTATTTTAAGCGTCCTTCAAACGCACGCTTAAGCAAAGCAAGTTGCGTCTGTGTTAAATCTTCAGAGGAAGGTGGGTTAATGCCGCGCTTAAACACATCCTCTCCAATCATTGTTGGAGGAATCTGACCTGGTGCACTTACGCCAAGTTGCTGTGCATTTGCACCAAGACCAAAAGCATTCATACTTGCACCCTGAGCTGCTCCAGGGAATGGAACACCTGCTTGCTCACTGGCTTGTTGATAAAAGGTTTGCGTGATTCCAGGGATGTCCTTACCAAAGACCTGAGAACCTGACATTGCTGCCGATGTTTGGTAACCTGTCTGCCCTGGACGCAAGCGAGAAGCAAGACTTGGGTTTGTGGTGGCCCAGATCTGCAAACCAATCCGTTCTTTTTCTTCTGGTGTTGTAGCCGTGTTATATGCCTTTGTTAAGTCTGCAACTTGATATTTTTTAAAGAGCGGATCTTGCTCTGTCAT